AGATGAGTTTTTTGCTGGGATGAGATTTATTGAGGAATATGGCAAAAGATGTGTTGATGAATTAAATGAAATAAATGATTGGGAAGAGTATGAGGATGTTAAAGAATCATGGGGTTATGCAAATTGGTATAAATCATTAAGAGTGAGTTACCCAAATATAAATGATAAATAACGAAGATAAAGAACTTATTAATAAATCAATAGAAGGAGACAACTATATGTCTAAAGATTTTACCGAGGCTAACTATGTAATCAGCTTCATTAACGGACAACCTGGATTAGTGGTAAGAGGAGAAATGCCAGCAGAGATAGAGGAAAGAATGGAAGCTATACTTCCCTACTTCAAGAAGTTTAGAACCGCAGTAGAGAAGGCAGGTGCTAGTAAATCAGATGCACCTAAAACCAGAGGCATGATGGTTAAGTGTGAGAAGTGTGGATCAGGAATGGATCTTAGATCAGGCTACTCAAACAAAACCAAAAAGAACTGGAGTGGATACTTCTGTCCTAATAGCACAGATGATGATAAACACCCCGTGGTATGGGCGTAAAGGACAATATGATTAATACAAAAACATGGGTGCCTATCAACGTACTAAGCAAGAGAACAGGTATAAGCCGACAATGGCTAACTAAGAAGGCTAAGCAGGGAGTAATAAGAACAACTAAGCCTTTTGAGGAATCAACACTCAAGTACTACAACTTAGAAGATGCAATGAAACATTTTGATGTAGTTGACACTAAGTAAACAACGTGCTTAAATAAACATAACCTGAACAAAAAAGAAACGTGCGGAAACTCAGACACAAGCAGGTGGACCAGGTTACAAAAGGAGAGAACAAAATGAAAGCCAAAACAAGAATTAAAAAAAGGAGCAGAGATGCCAAAGGCAGATTCACCATTATGTCGTGGAAAGACAGGTTGGTTGCCCTCACTATTTTGTTGGGTACTATGGGGTGGGGTTATCAGCTTCATATTAATCGTAGTGTTCCTAGTGAATGTGGCACTCCTATCATTGAAGTTAGAGAAGTTAGTGCATCAGAATCAACACCAGATTTATACGTTCCACCCTCAACAGTCCTTAAGCAGATGAACCTACGCCCTGGGCTAATGAGTCGTATCAAAAACGTCTTTGGAGAGGGATGGACTTATGCTGCTGAGCTAATTTGGAGAGAGTCCTCTTTTAATGAGTTTGCCATTAATCCTACTAGTGGAGCTTGTGGACTAGCCCAAGCCCTACCTTGCGGGAAAATGGAGTGTAACTTAGAGGATATAGACTGTCAGTTAGAGTGGATTAAAAACTATACAGATGAAAGATATGGAGGTGCAGAGAACGCACTACTCTTTCATACGAAAGTAGGATGGTACTAATGTTAAAACTTAAAGATGAGATGACACTGGAAGAGGTAGCAGATGCACTGAGAGTCCACTACTCCTCAGTATATAGATGGATAAGAAGCTATGACCTCAAGGGAGAGAGAAGAAACGTAGCAGGAGTTAATAAGTGGATGGTTACTAGAGAACAAGTATTAAATTACCTGAAAGGGTTACAATGAAGAAAAGGAAAGCTCAACTTCAGACCATCATAATGTTGGTCATGTTCTTATTAATATTAATTGGAATCGCCACCGAAGCGGTGACACTCCTACAAACACTACCAATTCTAATTGCCATTTTCCTCGGAAAGATGACTCAATTAAAGAAAATGGACAGTATCTACGTGATATCTTTGTCTGTAGTGATGTTATTAGTAAACACTGTGGTGTTTTCTTTTGCTGACATCGTTTTATGGGCAGCACTAGGATACTCATTTTGGAGGAAATAATATGTTCAAATGGTTAAAGAAACTATTCTCAATCAAATATGTCTGTCCAGTATGTGAGGACACCTTTGAAACCAGTAGGGGTAGAGATATCCATATCGGCAACAAGAAGGAAGATATGCACATAATGTACAAGCACAACAAGTTGATTAGGGAAATGAATGGCTAAGTACACTAAGAAATCTCAGACAAAAAAGAAGGTGAGGACTCATAGGATTTGCTCAGGATGCAATCGCAAGAGACTGATTAAGTTCTATGAGAAACCCACCTCTCTAAAGTGTGATGAGTGCAAACGTAAGGCTAAGAGAGTTAAGAAGCAGAGTAGCCCAGGCAGAGTAAGACAGCAAATGGACAAGACACTAAGAGAGATTATAGTTAAGAGAGACAAAAGTACTTGCCAATGGTGTATGAAGAAGCTAGAGGGAAGAAATTGTCATATGTCTCACGTCTATAGCAAGGGAGCACACCCAGAACTAAGACACGATCACTTCAATGTTAAGATTCTCTGCTATCGCTGTCATATAAAGAAGTGGCACAAAGACCCGATAATAGCCCTAGAGTGGTTTAAGGGTAAATTTCCAGACAGATACTTATATCTAACAAGAAGAATAAAGAATCAATGAACATAGCTAAAGAACTATTCTCTATCAGTACAGAGGCGGTAAAAGGGAACACAGACCCACATAGAGCAGTAGAGTTACTTCAGAAACTATCAGCGTTAATAGGTATGGCAACAGATGAATGGATAGAAGCGGAGATGGGCTACAATAGGCTATACAAGGGCTTAACCAATGATTATGAGAAGATCTCAGAGGCTAGAGCAAACGCAAAAGCAACAGAAGAATATAAACAGAAACTATTAAAAGAATCACAAATAGACAGCATTAACAGACTAATAGACTCAATGAAGTACTTAATAAAACTAAAGATGAACGAGTATCAGGGTAGTAGGTATCAGACTTAAAGGAGCATAATGGGAGAAATGATTAAATGGCTAATAATAGCTCTACTAACTTCAATAGCTATACTATGGCTTGATGCTATGTTAAGAGGAGGGGTAACTCCCTGGTAAAAGAAAGATAAATAACATTATGAAAGAAGCTATTACTAACCAAACGGAGGAGGAGTAGATGATTTTTAACTTTTTAACAGAAACGGCATTTAGTTTACTAATGTTGGTAGGAGTTCTATTATTAATCTATTTTATTATATTAACTATTTTGATGATTAAAGATTTGTTTAACTAAAAGGAGGGTGAGATGAAAGATAAAATAAGAGCCTATTTTCAATCTTTTCAAGATACAACAATAACTTGGGGTAAAGGTAATGATAATAAAGTTAGTAACTCAGCTGTAGCGATTGGACTAATATTTTTTCCAATATCAATAGCGGGTTGGGTAATAAGTATGATTTTAAGCCTTATTGCGAGGTGGCTTGAGAAAGACTAAAAGGAATCTATGAGTAATGAGTATAAGGGGGAAGAATGACATCAGCAGAAACTATAAACAAAGAATACGCTAGACTAGAAGAAGAACTAGGAGAAAATAACCCTGAGATAATCTCAGCATTAGTGGAAGTGTATGGAGCTGAATCAGTTAGTCAGTGGATGATGAGTAAGTCAGCAGGACTACTAGATAAGCCAAATAAACAAGAATACGGACTTAGTTGGGATTAATGATTTATCTAATTATATTAGGAGCAATACTATGCTACCTAGCTGAGAGGAAGAAGTGAAACTGAAAAAACTTAACCCTAAACAAGTTAGACAAGGATACGATAAAGGATATGTAGACGGATACAATGCAGCAATAGACGATCTAGATGAAGAAAGATTACCAAGAGAATTACCTCAAGTAGATCCACTCCCCCGCCCCTCTTTAGACCTAAAAGAGAGTAGAGGATAGGTAAAAACGCAAGAATAATAAGGGAATCATGCAAGAATAAAGTATGGTATATTAAGAAGTATGACGGATAAGAAAACCCCAGCAGAGAAAAAGAAGGGGGAGCAGCTATCTAATATGTCTATTAGAGAAGCACTAAGACCCCACGCTATTAGAGCAGTTGAAAGATTGGTTGAATTAATGGAATCAACTAATGACAACGTAGCTCTAGGAGCATCTAAAGAAGTAATCGGCAGATTTATCCCCACACTCAAATCAACGGAAATAACAGGTAAAGACGGAGAGAAAATTCCCTTTACCATTATCCTCAAAAAATGAATGAAGCAGAACTATCCACATGGCAGGATGAAGTATGGAAAGACGATCACCGCTACAAGGTAATTAACTGTGGTAGGCGGGCTGGCAAGAGTTTTCTTACAGCAGCAAAGATGGTGGACTACTGCTCTAACAATGACAACTCAATCGTATGGTACATAGCTCCAAACTATAGACAAGCCAAACAAATCATGTGGCAGATGGTAGTAGATTTTATCCCCGAATGGTGTGTTAAGAAGAAAAATGAGACAGAGCTAATCATCTGGTTTACTAATGGATCTAAACTATTATTAAAAGGTGCAGAGAATCCAGACTCACTAAGAGGTGTACGCATTGATCTAGCAGTATTTGATGAAGTTGCCTTTATCAGCAAGTGGGATGAGGTATGGAAAGTAATAAGACCTACGCTAATGGATAGCAAGGCAGACGTTTGGTTTATCTCAACACCCAATGGATTTAATCATTTTAAGAGATTATATGAGAAGGTAGACGACGACTGGGCATCTTTCCACTTCACTACCTACGACAACCCCCACATCCCCAGAGAAGAAATAGAATCATCTAAAGAAGAGATGGATGACGACTCATTTGCTCAAGAGATCATGGGTGAGTTTAAGAAGATGAGCGGGCTTGTTTATAAAGACTTCAGACGTATCACTCACATGGTACAGATTCCTGATTTAGAGGGATTCACCTTCACTAGAGCTATTGACTTCGGGTTTAACCACAAGACCGCATTGGGGTACTTTGCCATCAATTCCACAGGTACAGAGATATATATGTACGATGGCATCTATGAGTCTGGGCTAACAATGAAAGATATTGCTTCGGCAGTTAAGATTAAAGACGCAGGCAAGATAATCAACAACCCTATTGCCGACTCAGCACAACCACTCTACTTAGAAGAGCTTTCACGTGAAAACGTACACTTCAATCCAGTAGTTAAGGGACCAGACAGCGTTCAGGCTGGTATTACTAAATTAGCTGAACTCCTAAAGATAAGACAGGATACTGGTAAGCCAACACTGATGTTTAACAAGAACCTACCTTGGATAGCTGATGAAATGGAGAAGTACCGATGGATGGAAAACAAGACACAAGGCATTATTAAGAATACCCCTCTCAAGAGAGAAGATGATGCAGTAGATATGTGCAGATATTTTGCTATGAATTATATGGGTGGAGAGAAAAGAGAGTACAGACAACCTAGCCGACCACGCTTGACATACGGCAGGCGTAGGTGATATTTTAATATAAACAGCGGAGCCGTCACCCAAAGAGGTGATATGGCAAACAAAACCAAAGCAAAGTCCAACGAGACTTTAGCACAAGACATAGTAAATAAATTCAATCATTCCCTGACATGGCGAAACCCCTTCAAAGAGAAGTGGGATCGTTTTTATAAAATGTACCGATCATACTTAGATGACACGGCTTATCCTTGGCAATCTAACGTATGGGTACCTTACTCATTTTCAACAATAGAAACTCTAGCTCCAAGAATGGTAGCCCGCAGACCACAAATAGATGTGATGCCTCGTGAAGCTGCTGATGAGGAGTACGCAGATATTCAATCTAAGTTGATTGATTTTGAATGGGAAGCGATGAAGGCTGACGACATCATTGAAGATGCCGTTAAGTCTCAATTAATGTATGGAACCGCAATACTTAAAATGTTTTGGAAAACAGAGAAGGCTGATGTAGTAAAGAAGGAACAAGTAGACGAAACCTTCCCTGAGCTTGGAACTGTAGAGGAAGAAGTAGAGACAACCATCTTTGATGGTCCTACTATGGAATTGGTAGATCTATACGACTTCTTCTGGGATCCAAGGGCTATTGATATGGAATCAGCTCGTTGGGTAGCTCATAGAATGTACCGAACATTTGAACACTTAGAGCAATTACAAAAAGAAGGAGTTTACAAGAACGTCAAGCTCTTAGAAGAAGCAACCATGTTAAGTGCAGATGATGAGAAGTCTGCAAGGCGTGGAACTCTGGGAGTTGCTATGCCAGATGAACTAGATCAAAAAAATGAAGGTAAGAGGATGATTGAGTTGATTGAGTACTGGGAGGATGACAGAGTAGTCACAGTTGCCAATAGAAATATTGTCATTCGTGATGAAGCCAATCCATACAGACATGGAAAGAAGCCATTTGTGAGATTAATAGACCAATCAGTGCCTCACGAGTTCCTTGGAATTGGAGAGCTAGAACCTATTGAAACACTACAGTATGAGCTTAATGACCGACGTAATCAGAGAATGGATAACGTAACCTTAGTCCTAAACAGGATGTGGAAGGTTAAAAATGGTGCAAACGTAGATGAGGATGAGTTAGTATCTGACGCAGGTGGAGTAGTACACACTGATGATATGAACGGTATTGAAGACCTTAGCATGCCTGATGTTACCTCATCTAGTTATAACGAAGAGACATTAATTAAAGGTGACATCCAACAAACCACAGGAGTCTCTGACTTCACTCGTGGAATTGGTTCCGAGTCACTAGGTAATGATACCGCTACAGGCATCTCACTTATTCAAGAGGCTGGTAACGCTAGGTTTAGATTAAAGATCCGTAACTTAGAGTCTGCCATTGAAGAGATGGGAAGAATGATGGTGTCTCTTAACGAACAGTTCTTATCGGAAGAGAAGGTAATCCGCATCATGGGAGACGATGGTCTTGAATGGGTAGCTGTCAGACCAGATGACATGAGAGGAAACTTTGATGTAATGGTACAAAGTGGCTCCACTTTACCTAGTAATGAAGCTGTAGAACGCAAACAAATAATGGAGATGTTCCAGATATTTGCAGGTGACCCAGAAGTTAATCAACGAGAGCTTAAAAAGAGGGTGTTAGAAACCTTTGGAGTTAAGAATCTTGATAAACTTTTAACACCTGTAGCTGGAGTAGGACCAGAAGGACTACCTTTTCCAAATGAGCCTCAAGCTGGTGCTCCAGCCCCAGGACAATTAGATCAACAAGGGATATTACAAAGTGCATTAGCTCCTGAGAGGGTTTAATGAAGACAAAACAAGAAGTTCGTGAGGGCAAGACCCGCATGATAAATCAAGGCAAATTAATTGCCGAACTAAAAGAACACAAAGGCTATGAGCTCCTAGAGAGCAGATTAGTTAAACTTTGTGAGGATGCTAAGGAAAGTATCTTAGCTTCTGAGTCCTTTGAGGACTTCCGCTATAGACGGGGGTACTTAGACGGACTTAATGCTCTTATGCAGGAGACTGACACGATCATCTCCAAAGGCAAGAAACAAGAGCAGCTAATTAACAAGTAAATAGTTGTAGGTTACACGCAGCAAAGCAGCTCTCTTTCATTATTGACTGTTCCGTCTGTTCTTATTAAACCGCAAAGCAGTTGCTTTGTTGCCTGTAGCTTACAACAGTTAAAGGAGATCTATGTCAGATCCAAAAACCGACGCAGCCTCCAGCAACGTACCAGGTGCAGATGAGCAAACCTCAAATACACCTGAGTTACTGAAACTGGAACAAGCTATTGAAGCTGAGGCTGGAACGGCAGAGTCACCCGAAACTTCTTCCAAAGAGAACCAGGAAACTGATGCCCCTTACGGAAAAGCATTTCAGGACTTGGCTGAGAAGAAAGGATTCAAAGATGTTGATGATTTGGTGAAAGCCTATCAAAACGCTGAGAGTTCTTCTACTCGTATATCACAGGAGATTAAGGACCTCCGCACAGAGATAAAGCAGTCAAATGCTCCTCAAGCGGATGATCCATACAGCGACTTACCGCCAGAGCAAAAGCAAGCCCTTGAACTCTTGCGTAGCGTTGTACAAGACGAGATTGGTAAATCCATCTCGCCATTAAAGGAAGATTTTGAAGTCAAGCAGGCTTCTTTGAAACTACAGGAGGTCAGAGATGCCTTCCCAGGTGTTTCAGATTACCAGCTTGATGAAGCCATAACTCAAACAGAGAAAGTTCCAGGCTTAACCCTAGAACAGGCTGTCAAAATCATAACCTATGATGATGCTCGTAGTGACGGAACTACTCAAAGGAAGAGAGCTGCAAAGACTCAGCAGAAGAAAAGGGCATACGTTGAGTCTGGTAAAACATCTAAGACCGGTGGAGACCTTGATTACTCAAAACTCTCATTGGAAGAGCTAGAGAAGATTCTCCCCGCATCGGGTCAATTTATTGATTCGGGTGGTGTTTTACGAAACAAGTAATAACTAATACCATAGGAGAAAAAACATGGCATTAACAACCAGTGGTACACTCTCCAGTGTGGTGGCTGCTTATTACGACAAACGCTTCCTCATGCGAGCTGAAGCCGAATTCGTATTTAAGCAACTAGGTAGGATCGGTGTCGTTCCTGCAAACGAAGGTAAAACTGTCGTTTGGAATAGATACACGAACCCTAGTGCAAAAACCGCACTGACAGAAGGTACTGACCCAACCCCTAGCGGACTATCCGCTACTTTAGTAAGTGCTACCGTTTCCCAATACGGAAACTTTGAGCAAATCACTGACTATTTGAGCTTAACCTCAATAGACAACAGTGTAGCCTCAGCAGTTGATTTATTGGCTTACGAAGCCGCACTCTCCATTGACTCTGCTATTTTGGCAGTAGTTGATGGTGGAACCAGCATCATTTATGCGTCAGGTGTTGCTAATAGAACCTCTATTAGTGCAACTGATATCATGCAAGTTGCTGATGTTCGTAAAACTGTGCGTGAGCTAAAGAGCAATAACGCTAAACCCCAGAAGAAATCTGGAACCTTTATGGCTGTAATCCACCCCGATGTGGAATATGACCTACAAGGTGACAGCAACTGGACAAATGCTCATCTTTATACCGATTCCGGTCTTAAAGGTGGTATTTATAATGGCGAGGTCGGTAAACTTTACGGTGTTCGTTTCTTAACGACCACTCAAGCTCCAATTCTGATTAACTCAGGTTCTTCAGACGGAGTTGAAGTCTATCAATCTATGTTCTTCGGTGAAGAAGCATTTGGAGTTTCCGAACTTCAAAGCCTGACCACTTATGTGGACAGCCCTTCACCCCGAAGCGCATTACGCTTATACAGTGATGTCGGCTGGAAAGCTGGCTTCTGTGCAAAGATTCTCAATGAGAATTTCATGTACACTGTAGAATCCGCAGCAACTCAATAAGTTGTAGCAATTTCCAATTAGGCTCCTTCGGGAGCCTTTTTGGTTTGTGCTATAATGTGGTTATATAAGAAAAAAGGAGCAGTCTTATGATTATCCCCACAAACGAAAACGTGTTGGTCAAAGCTATTAAAAGAGAGAAGATTAAAACTGATTCTGGTATCTATCTTTCAGGAGGAACAAGCCAGCAAGAAGAATCCTTGCGTTATGGGGAGATCTTTCATCCAGGTGATACTGAATACTCTAAAGAAGATAAGATTTTCTATTCAGCCTACAGTGCTGTGTGGGTAAATGATGATGACGGTACAGAGTATCAATTACTAAGCCATCACGACATAATGGCAAAAGATGAACCTAAATAAGTTGGAACGCCTGCTAAAACAAACAAACCCTCGTTATAGAATTAGACAGCGTGGGTTTAATCATGTCGCTGGAATCTTCCTTGGAAATGAGTTTATGCTCACTGTCACTAAGGGACACATCCCCCTCAATTCATATAGAATGGTAGCTCAAACAAATGACAGGCTTAAAGAGAGAATCATTAAGCGTGGTCGTGCTGATGCTTTAAGAATCCTCAATCGTCGTCGTAAGTTAGGAAGAAAAGAGTCTATAAAGATTAAATGGGGGAAGAATGCCAAAGATTAGCTGTATTATATCAACCTATAACAGAGCAGATCATTTTTTGCCAAAGGCAATAGACTCAGTTTTGTCTCAGACGTTTAGCGACTGGGAATTGGTCATTGTAGACGACTCAAGCACAGACAATACCAAAAAAGTAGTAAACTCCTATCAAGACGACCGCATTAAATACCTCAAAACCGGCTCCAATTCTGGAAGTGATACTAAGCCTAAGAACATTGGTACTATAAAATCAACTGGGGAGTATATTTGCTACTTAGATGACGATGTGCAGTACCGACCCAACCACTTTGAGCTATTAAGTAAAGAGTTGGACAAAGGCGAGGTAGATATTGTGTATGGTGATATGTGGATTAAACCCAAAGAAGAACCAGGAATTGCTAGGGACTTTGATGCACAGTTCCTTATGCTTAGAAACTTCATAGACACTTCAGCAGCGATGATGAAACGTGAGTGTATGTTTGAGATTGGCGGTTGGGATGAGACTCTGCCAAAGTTTGTTGATTGGAATGTTTGGGTGAGAATGCTTAAAGCAGGATTTAAGTTTAAGAGAATTCACGAGTTTACCTTTGACTACTATATTCACGAAGATACCAAATCTCAGAGGGTTAGGACTGAGATGTACCTACATCCAAAGCTAGGGATGTTGTTTGTTCCCACTTTTAGTCCAAGTGGATGCTATATACGGCTGCCCTATTTGAACAAAGACGACTCCGTTATTAGGGTAGCCATATTTACCATTCACTACAACAGATTGGATTACTCTAAGCAGTCTTACTTTGAGATGGAGGAAACAGCGGGGTATAAGTTTGATTGGTTTTGTAGAGACAACGGAGATGATGGAACTATTAAATGGTTAAAAAATGAGACTAACGCTATCTTAGATGCTAAGAAGCCGACTAAGAATCTAGGAATCACTAAATCCAGCAATAAGCTAATAGATCTCATACAAGCTACCGATGATTATGACATTATTATAAAAGTGGATAACGACGTTGAGTTCCAGACTTACGGATGGTTGAAGGATATTGTGGATATGTGGAAAAGAAACCACATGATCTATATTTCCCCCTACGTTGAGGGATTAAAAGATAACCCAGGTGGAGCTAGAAGAATAGGATTTGGGATGGTCGGAGATGAATACATAGAAGTAACCAATCACATCGGTGGTATCTTTGCTGCCATTGATGCTAGAGCTTACAACGAGTTCAGGTGGTCAGATGAAATGTTACATGGGAATCAAGACGCAGAGGCAAGTATGGCTTTTAGGAAATTAAACTATATGCCCTGCTACTACCCAAAACACAGGATAACTCACCGAGACGGAACTGAGGGTCAGCACAAGAAGTACAAAGAATACTTTGAAAAGAGGAAAGATGAAAAGACAACAAAAGCTTGATTACCTCAAAGGTTTTCACCCAGATGGAGAATTGGTTAAAGAAAAGTTTGACGATGGAAAAGAATATTTTAGATATAAAGCAGAAAAACTAAAGAAATGGGATCCCATAGGAGCAGACGAAGATTGTTGTCTGGATGATGCGGTTCTATTTACTAAAACGTTCTTAAATGAAAAAACACAAAGAGGATAAATATCAATCTAGATATTTAGCTCACCAGCTAAAAAAGAAGGAAGTTCTTAAGAGGATTATAGAGGAGCGTCACTCCACCAGAGAGTTCTCAGGGGAAGAGATAGATATTGAAACCATTGAGTCTATCTTAAATAGTATTGAACATTGCCCTTCTAGTTGTGATAGACAGGCTATTAGCATCACCTTAATAGAAGATAGAGACTATAAAGACTTATTAGGAGGACTATTAGTTGGTGGAACAGGATGGATACACAGAGCAGATAAGATTCTTTTAATATTTGCCAATGCCGATGCTTACAAAGAGAAGTTGGTATTTATGCCCTTCTTAGATGCTGGGGTGGTTATCTATCACCTCTACTTAATGGCTGAATACTTTGACCTCAAGGCTTGCTACGTTAATCCGAATATAAGAATCCACAACCTCGCTGAGTTTCAGATAATGTTCGGTGATGGGATCTTTTGTGGAGCTATGGCGTTAGGATATGAAAAGAAATAAATTAGTAGCAATCATGGGATGGCGTTATGAGCCTGAGTGGATGGTTCGGGAAATGCACCACAACTTACTTCCCTGGGTTGATGACTTTGCAGTCTTAGACGATAGGGGCAGGAAAGACCTATGGAGACATGAGGGTGAATACCGAAGAAAGCTGAGATCAAAGGCTAGAAAGATGAAGGCAGATTGGGTTCTGGTCACCTCACCAGACGAGAGATGGGAGAAGAACGCAGGAGAGGTCATTAGACCCCTAATAGATGACAACAAAAGGAAAGTAATATATCAGTTTAATCTCAAGGAAATGTGGGATCCGTACCATTACCGAGTAGATGGTATCTGGGGTAGGAAAGTACGCAGAAGGCTTTATCCTCTACTACCTAATCAGAAGATGGCTTATCAATCTATCCAATGCCCCAGTTTCCCACAGAACGAGGACTATAAAGTAGAGCACGTTGATGTTAATATCTATCATCTCAAGATGATGTCTAGAGAGAATAGGAGAATGAGGGCTAAAGTATTTAAGAAGCTAGATGAGGATAATAAGTTTCAAGGGATAGGATATGACTATTTAGCAGACGAGAGAGGGGTAGAGCTAGAAGCAGTCCTAAAAGACAGAGAGTTCTTTCCCAAGGTAACACAAGAATATAAGTTTGAAGTACCAGAGCATTTATTATGACATTCTTACTAACAGCTCACTTTGCTGACTTGTTCAGGGGAACGGAGAGGTTTAACTATATCTTAGCTAAGTACCTTAGCAATGAGGGTCACGACGTTTATTTCTTCAGTCACAAGCATGGGGGGTTCTCTAAGTCTATAGCGGAGTACGCTACTATCTTGGAAGAGCCTGGAATAATGGAGTTTGACCAAATTATATCTTCTCACAATGTCTGCTATAAAGATGTGATGCACTTGAGCAAGAATAGGTTGTTTATTTGTCACGGCATACTTAGCAACTTAGATGTTCCACCTGGAGATTGCCCTTCAGTAGCCGTATCGGAAGAGGCGATGATTGAGTACGGATGTGATGGGGTGATGAAGAACCCTGTGGACATGGACTTCTTTTACCCCGAGGAGAAGAGGGGGGACACCATCGTTTACCTAGACTCCAACCCCACAGAGATAATGCTTAAAATCCTAGAAAAGAATAATGAGAATTATGAGGTTGTTGGTGCGGGAGGTAAAGATGAGGATATATCTAAGAAGGTTAGAAGTGCCCGCATGGTAATAGCAGGAGCAAGAGGAGCATTGGAGGCTATGGCTTGTAAGGTTCCAGTGTTGGTTTATAAGAGCACAGGCTTTGATGGATATTGTGGAGAGTATTGGGAGCTACAGAAAAACAACTTCTCTGGTAGACGCTACTCCAAAGACCTAACATTAGACACCTTTAGATATGAGATGGCTAAGATCAACGATGAGGACACAGAGGATTGTTATGAGTATGTTAAAGATCAGCACGACATTAAGAGTATTATGTACAGACTGAGGCAATATTTATGAAAATATTATTAACTGGTTCAGAGGGATTTATTGGCTCACATCTTAAAAATAGATTAGAGAGCGAAGGTCATTTAACACACTGTATTGATAGGAAGTTAGGAAGTGATTTAATAGATCCAGGAACGATTAAAGATTACTTAGACGTTAAGGTGGATTATATAGTTCACTTAGCTGGTGACTGTTCTACCCCCAAGAGCCTGAAAGACCCAGCTACATCGTTTAAGGATAATTTGTTAGCTACATTCAATGTTTGTCAGTTAGCGGGTAAGAATAAGATCCCACTTCTGTTTACCTCCACCTGTAAGACAGAGCCAGGACCAGACGGCTCTAGAACACCCTATGGAACAGCCAAGTTATGTGCAGAGGAATGGGTTAAAGAGTATAAGTTCTCTTACGACGTACCAATCATTATTAACAAACCAGGAACCATCTATGGACCAGGACAAGATGCTTCACCTGAGTCTGGGTGGCTGAGTTGGTTTATAGAAGCCAGTATGACCGATCAGGAGATTACTATTTACGGAGATGGTAATCAGAGCAGAGATGTGCTCTATATCTCTGACTACATTGACCTACTGATGGATCAACTCAACAACTTTGATAAGTATGAGGGTAAGACCTACGGCGTCGGTGGAGGAAAGAAGAACGAGATCAGCCTACTAAGGGCATTAGAGTTACTTGAGTACAAAAATTATACATTTACTAACCCAAGGAAGGGAGATGTGACGAGGTTTGTTTCAGACAATTTTTACGTAGAATCGGTAAATGGGTGGAGACCAAAAGTATCATATTTAGAAGGGATAACTAGAACAAAGGAGTACTATGAGAATCTTAATAACGGGAGCTAGTGGCTTCATCGGCAGTCATACAGTAGACGAGGCTAGGAGCCGTGGTCTTGAGGTAGTTTCCTTTGATAGAGCGGTGGGGGAGACTGAGAGAGGCAGGGGAGAGGTGTTTTTAGGTGATATTACCGACTACCATGCAGTAAGAGAAGCAGTTAATCACGCAGATTATGCAATAAATCTTGCAGGAATACTTGGTACTCAAGAAACCATAAATGACCCCATACCAAGCATCCAGGTGAACACCATTGGAGCACTAAACTTCTTTAAGGCTTGTATTCCAACAAAATTCCACCAGGTTAAAGCAGTACAGATCGGGGTGGGTAACTACTGGATGAACAACTCATACTCTATAAGTAAGAACTCAGCGGTTAGGTTTTCTCAGATGTACAATAAGGAACACGGGACTAAGATTGCAGCAGTCAGAGCATTGAATGCCTATGGTCCTGGTCAGAAGACCAAGCCAGTCCGTAAGATTATTCCCACATTCATAATGAGAGCCTTGAGGAATGAAGATATAGAAATATATGGAGATGGTGAACAAGTAATGGATATGATTTATGTTAAAGACCTAGCTAGAATCTTAGTAGATGCTGCTGTGTTAGATCATGGCAACTACACCACTCCATTTGAGGCTGGTACTAGCAGACATACTACTGTGAACTGGATTGCCGAGAAGGTGATTGAGGCATCAGGGAGCAAGTCTAAGGTAGTTCATTCGCCAATGAGACCAGGTGAGGATAGGGGAGCTGTAGTGGTAGCTGATCCAGAGACACTAGAACCACTTGGATATCAAGACATGGCTTTATTTGAGGATAAGATTGTAGACACTATTAAGTGGTATAAGGAAAACCATGAGGTTTAGTGTTATTACTAGCTGTTATAACCAGTTAGAACAAATTAAAAAGACTAGGGAGTATCTGAATAAACAGACCTTTATAGACTTTGAGTGGATTCTAGCTGATGACGGCTCTAGTGATGGCACTGATAGGTGGGCTAAGAGAAACACTGATAAATATGTATGGCAACATGACGTAGGTTATAGATTAACTAAGATCCTTAACAAAGCCGCTGCGGTAGCTGAAGGAGAATACTTAGTCTGGATAATGGGGGACTCTTATCCTAAAGAAGACTTTTTAGAGAAGGTGAGTGAATACATAACTTCATCTATGGTTGCTACAGGAGTAAGGGTTAATGTAAAAGATGGTGGGGCGGTATCGTTTGACTGGAGAGTTAGTGATGTTGATTTAACAGGTGTGAATTGTATCAGAGTAAAGGGCAAATCTCCTTGGAAACTAATGACTCTTAACTCAATGATAATGCCTAGAAGTGTTTATAAGAGGATGGGCGGTATTTACTCTGGTTATGATGAGGGATACGGAAGAATGGATTGGGACATGGCTGCATGGGCTCATTACTGCGGATATGAGCTAACCTGGATTCCACAGGCTATAATCTACCACGAGGATCACGAAGGAAAGAAGGATACAGTTAATAATGTAGACCTATTTAATAAAAGACTAAAGGAGTTTCAAGATGCTACTCTATGCTGAGGCTACATTTGGAGAAGAAGAACAAGACGCTGTTCTAGATGTATTTACTAATGGTTGGTTAAGTGGTGGTAAAAAGACTAGCGAGTTTGAAGAGAAGCTAGCTAAGTGGTGGGGGGTTAAGTACGCAGTAGCAGTGAACTCTGGATCTAGTGCTAACTTTGTAGCCACTCAAGCTCTTGATCTGCCAAAGGGAAGTGAAGTACTAACAATGGCTCTCTCTTTCCCAACTACGGTAAGCCCCATTCTTTACATGGGATTAAAACCTGTTTACTTAGATTGTGATCTCCCTTCATATACAGTGAAGTTGGATGATAGTGCAGTAACAAAGGACACTAAGGCGTTGATCTTTGCTCATACTCTAGGAAATATAGTTAATATGGATGAGGTGATGTCATTTGTAAAGAAGCATGACCTTAAACTACTTGAGGACTGCTGTGATGCTATGGGTGGTAATTGGAAGGGAAAGCCAGTTGGAACATTCGGAGATATGGCTACAGTATCATTCTACCCAGCACACCACATGACTACCTTTGGAGAGGGTGGAGCTATCTTAACTAACGACTATACCCTATACAACGCTTGTAGGAGCATTAGGGACTGGGGCAAGGCTTGTGTTTGCAAGTTTGCAGAACATGGATGTAAGGCTAGATTTGCTAACCCTCCCTACGATCATAGATACTTTTATACCAGACTAGGATTAAACTTTAAGATGACTGAGGCTAGTGCAGCCTTTGGTACAGTTCAGCTAGATAGAATAGATGATTTTGTTAGAAGTAGAAAAATTAACTTTGACTACCTATATCACGCCCTAAAAGATGTGGCTATAGTTACCACTCCGATAGAAGGAGCAGACCCATCTTGGTTTGCTTTCCCCATCTATCACCCAAATAAGCTAAGGGCGACTGAATACCTTGAGAAACATGGAGTACAAACCAGGTCTTTGTTTTCAGGAAACATCCTTAAACACCCAGCCTATAAAGGATCAGGGAGATCAGTGCCAGTACCTAACTCAGATAAGGTGTTAGACAACGTGTTCTTTGTGGGAGTTGGTCCAAAACTAACAATAGATGATTTAGATTACATGATAAAAAGGATTAAAGAAACTCTATGAAGGTCTCTATAGTCACTGGATCATATAACGCAGTAGACATACACCCCAAGATGTATAAGGCATTCCTTGAGCAGGAAGAGTTAATCCACGAATGGATTATTTGTGATGATGGATCAACTGATGGATCTATTGATCTTCTAATGGAGTACAGTAAACATCCTAAGATTAGTGCTTATTGGCAGTCAAATAATGGGATTAGGCTTTCAGCTTCCCTCAACAATGGGCTTAGAAGAGCTACTGGCGATGTTCTTTTTATTTTAATGGGAGATACATACTTAAGACCTAACACCATGGAGATGGTACACGAGAATTATATTAGGGGAACTGCTGGATGCGGACTAAAGGTAAACGTAGATGAAAACGAGAAGTTTCATTCTTTTGATTGGAGATATGTAAGAGAGTACTTGGGTAAAAATGTTCATATTGATGATGATGATGCTTACTCTTTTCTTACTGGAAATATTATGTTGGTGGAGAAAAAACACATGGAAAAGGCTGGTTGGTATAATGAGGATTACTGTAACGGATATGGTAAGGATGACTGGAGTGTCTTTTTAAGACTGTGGTCTATTAATGTTCCTCTGTATCAGTATAATGGTATACAGGCAAACCATCGTTGGCATGGTGAGGGAGGAGCAGATTGTGAAAAAAATACCAAATTATTCAAGGAGGAATATGAAAATATCATGCGACTACGATGATTTCAGTCCCATGAACCACAGATTTGATATCTTAGATAAGATTAGGGAGAGATACCCAGATTTTAAGGTAACCATGTTTACCGTTCCCTGGGAGATAAGACTTTCTCCCAGCACTAAGGGAACTCCTATTACTCACGATAGATATAAGCCCTGGGTAGATAAAGTAATAGAGGCGGTAGACGAGGGTTGGATGGATATTTCCCTTCATGGACTTACTCACGCTCCAAGAGAAATGGAGAACTTAACCTATCAAGAAGTGAAGAATCGTATTCTTACAGGACAAAAGATGTTTGAGAATGTAGGGATTAAGATTAATGATTTATTCAAAGCTCCTCAATGGCTTATTAGTGAGGATGGCAAAAAAGCTGTAGAGGACTTAGGACTCAAGCTGATGGAAGATCATTATTACAACTGGAACCTCAAGGATGATAAACCAAAGAAGAAGAAAAAACTGATAGCCCATGGTCATGTTCAAGACGTGATGGGAAACGGCTTAGATGAGTCTTTTTTCAGGCTAAGTAAAACCCCCACCGATGCAGAGTGGCTACATCTAAAGGAGATGATATGAAAATAATAGCTTTCAGTAATGATATGTGTTAATATATGAAAATGGCATACTTTGATAACAAAAAAGACGATCTGCTAGATTTATATTTAAATCAGAATAAGGATGGCGTTGAAATAGCTAAGATTTATGGTGTTGGATACTCAACTGTTTATAGGGCACTAGAAGAATTTGGAGTTAAACGAAACTTATCTAATAGAGGAAAATATTATAGAAACCAAGAGTGGATTAGTGAAATGAGAGAGAGGCTCCGTGGTAAAAAATATGAGCCTAAGTCTGAAGAGATTAGGGAGAATTATAAAAAAGGTGCTTTAAAAAGAATAAAAAACAACCCACACCAGTATTCTCTTGATAAAAACTATAAGAGTAAGTCAGGTTTAAAAAACGCAATGTTGGTTGTTTATGGAAAAGATAGGTGTTTTAAATGTGGTTGGGATGAATACTCAGATATTTTACAAGTCCACCACAAGGATATGAACCATAAAAACAACACTTTAAGTAACTGTATTTGGCTTTGTCCTAATTGCCACTACTATATTCATTACTACGAAGGGATGGGAAAAGATGTCAATTAAAATCGTGGCGTTTTCAAATGATACTGGTTCAGTTCAATGGAGATTAACTGGTCCTGCTAATTATATTAACTCACTCACAGAGCATGAATATGCTGTGGGTAGTCATAAGGATTGGGATAACGACACTATGGGAGCTGATGTTATAGTAGCCCAGATGTGGCGCAACCCCAAGGGGATTGATGTCTGTCACGAGCAGGGAGCTAAGGTAGTCTATGATGCTGACGATATTATCATTGGCGTAGGAGGAAAAGACCGCAAAACCCTTATGGATCTTAACGATGAACAAACAAAACAAACCATAGATACGATTAAGAAGTGTGATTTGGTTACAGTTACCACTGAAAAAATAGCCGAACACTACAGACAGTTCAACGACAACGTGTTAGTGCTTCCTAACTACCTAGATTACTTCTGGTGGGGAAAACCATTAGACGTTAGATCTAAAGGAAGTTTGAGGATTGGATGGGCTGGTAGTCTTTCTCATAGGGAAGATTTAATGATGATCTCGCCCATAATAGAGAAGATTTGCAAGCAGTTTGATTTTGTTAAGTTTGTTTATTGTGGTGCTGGAGGCAAATCTGGGCTATATGGGGAAGAAATATTTGAAAATATACCACCACACCAGAGAGAATATATTAGTGGAGTTCCCCTTGAATACTTCCCCGCTAAATCTAAGACACTTGGGTTTGATATAGCTATCGCGCCCTTATTAGACGATGAGTTTAACGCTGGTAAAAGTGCTATTAAATATTATGAGTATGCAGCTAATGGCGTACCTGGGGTCTACAGCGATACAGTGGTATATAACAACGTTGTTAAACATGGTGAAACGGGCTATTTAGCAAAGACCAAGGGAGATTGGGAGAAGTATCTAACTGAGCTGATTATGGATGAGAAGAAACGCTTAGAGATTGCTAAAGAAGCATATAAGCACGTCTTTGAGAATTATAATTTAGACGACCACTATCCTAAGTGGGTGGAGGCATACGAAAAATGTCTGACGCAGTAGCAGTACCCGTTACACCATCTGAATCATCAGAAACAACATTCTCTCCAAGGAGTGAAGCTACATCTGGATCAATCGTTGAGACCAATAACATAGATGAGTTTAGTTCTCCTAGCGGACAGCCGTTTGTGGCTGATTACTTCGGTATAGATAGCTCTAACCCAGAGTTTATTGAGGTAATCTCCGATGTTAATAGTTGGTTGAGTGAATCTACTGACGGATCATTGGGGATGGCTCAGAATGAGTTAAAGACGCTGTTTGATGTGTTAAACCTCAAGGACACTGACTCAGGATTTCATAACATTAATAGGGTTAGGGAGTTTATAGAGATTAAGAGAGAGCAGAATAGAATTAAAGAGATGCAGGAACAAGCTGAAAAAGATATTACAGAAGGTTTAACCGATGGCTATGAGATCAGAGCAGAACAGAAAAGAATTAACTCAGTAAAGGAAGAGATCAGTAAACGTCAAAACTTCATTAATAAGGCAAGAAAAAAAGTACTTGCAGATATTAAGAAACTAGGGTAATATTATTCTGACGGAGCGGTCTCAGGACTGCTTATGGCATATTCACCAAGTTCTTCAACATTTCCAACCGCTAAAACTAGTTTTACTGACCCAGCATCTACTGATGACACACACACTTTTGACCACGCTGGATTGGAATCAGCTCAGAATGATGCGATTGAAAAGTTAGAAACTAAGGTAGGAATTGATGGCTCTGCTGTTACTACTACTCATAACTATAAACTATCTGGGGTTACTGGTAGCGACAAAGCTGCTTCTTTAACTGGTAGTGAAACTTTAACTACTAAAACCCTAACTTCACCCGTAATTAATACAGCAATATCAGGAACAGCCTTCTTAGACGAAGATGATATGGCTAGTGATAGTGCTACTAAGGTAGCCTCTCAACAAAGCATTAAGGCTTATGTGGATACTCAATTAACCGCAGAAGATCTTGATGTGGCGGCTAATACAGGAACAGCAGCCGTAGACTTAGACTCACAACAATTAACCTTAACAGGTAGTTCTGGAATTGGCACAAGTGCTGCTTCTCAAGCAGTTACCTTTTCTATTCTCGCAGATGGGGTGAATGATACTCACATTGATTTTGGTACAGGAGCTAATCAAGTCTCTACCGCAGATTTACCAGAGGAAACTAATCTCTATTACACAGAAGCTAGAGTTACAGCTAATGTAAATGTGGCTTCTGGAACTACTCATATTACTTCAACTGGGGCAGATCATAGTTATATAGATCAATCGGTGGTAAGTGGGGCAACCCCAACATTTACTAACACCAACTTTACAGAGGCTGCTGATAAGAATTACGTCACAGACGCACAACAAACAGTAATCGGCAATACTAGCGGAACCAACACTGGAGATGTGACCCTAGATGGTACTCCAGATTATATTACTATTACCAACCAAGTTATTACTAGAAATCAAGTTGATTTAGCAGCTGATGTCACAGGTAATCTACCGGTAGCTAACCTAAACTCAGGAACAAGTGCAGATGCCACTACTTTTTGGAGAGGTGATGGAGCATGGGCAACTCCCGCAGGTGCAGGTGATATGGTCGCTGCTACTTATGATCCTGCAACTATCTCAGAACAATTAGCGGGATTGACTGCTACACAAACGCTGACTAATAAAACCTTAACCTCTCCTGTTTTTCAAGGATCAGTAGATGGCTGGATTAGTGCTAATGAATCATGGTCATATGCCTCAGCTACTACCATAACAGTTCCAAGTGGTGCAGCTAGTAAGTATGCTAAAGGTGACAAGATTAAACTTACTCAGACTACAGTAAAGTATTTCTATATTGTAGGAGTAGCTGATACTGTTCTTACAGTCACAGGTGGCTCAGATTATACAGTCGCTAATGCAGCTATAACACTAAACTACTACTCTCATTCTACTAGCCCTATTGGATTTCCAGGTGTATTTAATTATGCACCAACAGGAACAAACATAACTTTAGGAAATGGAAGTGTAAGTGCATCTGAGTTTTCTGTTGCTGGAGAAATGGTTTATTTTATGATTAATTTTACTTTAGGATCAACTTCTGCTATGGGTACTACCCCCAAGTTTACGCTTCCAATCAATAATGGTGGTTCTTGGGGAGAATATACTCCTAATGTGACTATCCATGATTCGGGAACTAATTGGTATGCAGGATGGGCATATTTAGTTGATGCTGATGAGGTTACAGCTTATGTTATGCAAGCTAGTGGAAGTTATACTAATAGAACTGATATTACATCAACAGTTCCTATGACTTGGACTACTGGTGATAGATTATTAATTAGTGGATTTTATAAAATGGCTTAACCTATGACAACATGGAATGATACAACTACTATAAGCACTGGCTGGGCTGATGATAACACTCAGACCCAGGGGATAATTAACTTTAATGTAAGTGGAATTAAGTTTAACGAGGTAGGAGTAAAGTTTAACGGATTAGTAGACTATGATTATAGACATTTTTTATATACAGCAACGTCTAAACCAGAAACAGGCTGGGCTGACGCATAAGGAGAACTATGACACTTGATGATATGTTATCTGACTTAAACGTAAGAATCGGCTCTGATCCAGAGGTGAGTAATGCCGACATGACTATATGGCTCAATCAGGCTTTAAGAGCCTTCTGTATGGAGGATGATTTTACCTGGCTTGAAAAGAAGGTAACCGCCAGCACAGTTGCTAGCCAATCAGAATATGCACTACCAACAGACTATAAGAGAGCTGTGGAGTTAAGAGTAGACGGAACTACATCTTCCCCCAACGTACACACCTTCGTTCCTCACGAACAGAGGGTCTTGTACAGTAGTAGCCAAAAGATATTTAGTGTCTTTAATGACATTATGGATATTACGCCAGTGCCTACTGCATCTGGAAGTAATAACATAGAACTATGGTACTTGAGGAAGGTAACTAATATGAGTGCTGGAAGTGATGAGCCTTCAGACTCAGGCATTGCCAATATGCCCGAGGAGTATCATGAGGCTTTAGTGCTTTATGCCTTTGCGGTATACAACTCATACGACGAGGAACATGACGAGAAGCGAGAGTTGATGGGTAACCCCAGGAATCCAGTTCCGGGGACTTACTACTATTATGTTGATTTAGCTAAACGAGAAGATTCTAAGAAGAAGAGGGGTGCAAGACGAAAGATGTTATCTAAGCAAGAATGGCTAGGTTCATCACACCCAAATGAAGTATCAAGGACTAATACAGTACTAGGAAACTAATGGCAAGAAATTACGTCTACTACAAGAAAAACTCTTACTCAGGGGGTCAAAACGACGCCGATGATCTAGATCAGTTGAGAGACAACGAGTCTAGAGTTTTGAAAAACGCCTACGTTGGTAAGCCTGGAGTGGCAATTAAACGAAACGGCTTATTACTAACTGGAGACGATACTGGATCTACTAAGATTACAGGTTTAGATTCATGGAAAGAGACTGATGGGACTAAGTGGCTATTCTCCACAACCGCTACCGACCTAAGATACTTAAACACTACTACTTGGGACACCATAGATGATGGTTTTACCACGGGACTAGAGACACAGTTTGTAGTAGCTAATAACAAGATTTACATCTTTAATGGCACAGATAACACCCACTCTTATGATGGGGCTACTGTAGCTCTTAACTCGGGTCTAACAGACATGGGATCGGCAAGTGTTCCAAAGGCTAAATATGCAGCCTACTGGAAGAACTATATGTTTATGTGTGGAGACTCAGATCTTAATGGGACCTCATATCCTACAAGGGTATGGTTCTCTAACATCGGAGATCCCGATACTTGGACTACAGCTACAGACTACTTTGATGTCGGTCTGGAAGATGGTCAATCCATCACTGGAATCGGCATATTAGATAAGTTCCTAGTTATCTTTAAGGAAAACTCAATTTATATCCTAACAGGCGATGGTCCTAGTGCTTGGAAGCTATCTGCTACGGTGAATAACCTAGTAGTAGTAGCCAACGGAGTTGGATGTGCCTCTCATAGATCTATCGTGCAAGTAGGTAATGACCTCTGGTTCATGGATCAATACGGCAATATTCGTTCTTTAAGAAAGAATGAGGAGGGGGGTAATCCTCTCTATGGTATAGTTTCGGGTAATATTCAAGGAACCATTGATGGGTTAAATGCCGGAGCATTAGACAAAGTAGCTGCAACCTTCTTTAACAACAGGGTTTACTACGCAGCACCAACTGGATCAAGTAATTTTAACAATACCGTAATGGTAGCTGATCTAAGAATTAATCTAGACAAGCCACGCAATCCTCATCCTTGGGTAATCTACTCAGGGTGGAGCCCCTCAGTAATGACGGTTTACAAGTCTTCTAATACTCCAGAGCTATACTTGGGTGAGGGTGATGCAGACTCAGTGATTTACAAGGGAGAGACAGGAACCAACGACAACTCAGCAGCAATAGACTTTGATATCCAGGACAGAATGATTGATTTAAGAGAGCCTGATATGCGAAAAACGGCAAGGTTTATAATAACCACAGCAGAGTCAGCGGGTGATATAGACGTAGCTGTTTCTACTAGCCTAGATGGAACTACTTTTGAAACCCATGGGGATATTAATCTACTTGCTGGAACTGTTTGGAACTCAGGAACATGGGACACTACAACCTGGGGATATGGAACAGAGATTAAGAAGAAGTTTGCAATACAAAGAGCCAATGAACAAATACAAGTCAGATTTAGGAACAACGCAGCCGATGAGGCAGTTACTATGAAACCATACACATTAGCAATCAAGCCCAAAAAGATAAGATAAGGAGATTCTATGGGATTAGTCACAAAAACAAACACTTATACAGCAGGATCAACCATCTTAGCTTCCGAAGTGAACACAAACGAGGACACGCTTTACACGCTGGTCAATGGAAACATTGAAAACGCTAACGTGAAAGCTGGAGCAGCTATTGCAGAAAGCAAGATTGCCTTTGATACCTCAAGTGGGCACGACCATGATGGAACTGATAGTAAAGCAATACCTCGTGGATTTGCCTTCTCAGTTGTAGGTACTTTAAGCACTGGAACATCACAAACACCAGCATTAATAGCCCTACAAGCTATGACTATTAGTAAGGTATACGCCAACGTCAAGACGGCACCAACTGGAGCCTCAATCTTAGTAGATATAAATAAAAACGGCACTTCTATCTGGGCTACAACTCAGGCTAATAGACTAACCGTAGCTGCCGCTGCAACAACTGGAACTCAAACCTCGTTTGATACCACGGCACTAGCAGAGGGAGACATCTTAACTATTGATTTAGATCAAGTAGGATCAAGTGTGGCAGGTGCAGATATAACAATTACCGTAAAGGCTTAACATGAAAAAAACAAAAACAATAGAATATTTAATCTGCGATTTTAAACATAAGGGAGAAGATGTGGAAGCAGTTGGTAAAGTACAACCATCTGGAAAAGATGCTTGTGCTCAGCACTTCAAGGCTTATACAGAAGAAATTAGATTGCCAGATGAATTTGGTAATGAAATGAGTGGTCGCAGAGTTTCTGTAGATCCTGGCTATGACGCTAAAATGGTTATTGAATATAAAAAGGAGAAAAAATAAATGGCACGCTTTCTCGGACTAGGCAACGGTAAGTCTGGGGTTATAGCTTTAGGTAGCTATACGCCTCTGAAATACTCCTGTTCTGGTACTTCTGGAGCTACTAGCTTAACAGCCACAGGGTCATTCTCAGCTGGTGATAGATTATTCATTCACCAGTCTAGAGGTACTGGTGTGGGTAAATATGAAGATAACCGAGTGGCTTCTTATGCCACGGGGACAGTTACCTTAGTTCATCCTTTAGAAAACACATACACGGATTCAGGAGCATCACAGGCTCAGGTCTTAATTGTTAAAGAAGCAAGTACGGTCACTGGCTCAATCACAGTCCCTGCGTGGGATGGTAATGTTGGTGGAGTCTTTGCCATAGCTTGTAATGGTGTTTTTAATGGAACTGTCAGTGCTAACGCTAAAGGATTTACTGGTGGAGCAGCCGTTGCTGGAGTAGTGGGTGGATCTGGTAATGCTGGAAAGCAAGGAGAGGGATCTACTGCTGCTGGAGGCACAGCTTCTACATCTGCTAACACCAACGGTGGGGGCGGAGGAGGAGTTGGAGCTGATGGAGGCGGAGCTGGTGGCGGTGGAGGATATGGAGCCGCAGGATCAAATGGAGGAGCTGGTCAGGGAACTGGTGGAACTAAAGGTACAGCACTTGGTCAAGCTGCCATTACCTCGCTTTATTTTGGAGGTGGTGGAGGATCTGGAGCTGGTGAATCTAATGACAATGACGGACCCCATACTTCTGGAAAAGGTGGGATTGGTGGCGGTGCCATAGTTATATATGCAAGAGAAATAGCAAGCACGGCTCAGATTACTGCTAATGGAGGTGATGGAGGTACATTCTCTGGAAACACGGGTGTTGACTCCGCAGGAACAGGTGGTGGAGGAGCAGGTGGATCTATTCTACTTAAGACAGTCAAAACAACAGTAGGAAGTTCTAAGGTTACAGCCGCTAAGGGCGATGGACCAGCCAATGCTTATTCTGGAGGAGCAGGTGGAGATGGAGCCGTAGGAAGAATTAGAATTGAATCATGTAGCGTATCAGGTACAGCAAGCCCAGCAGCTAGCGAATCCACTGGAGGACATACTTACTGCGGTGGAGGAGCATTTATATTTTAAGGAGATAATATGGCAACAGTAGAAGAACAAATCAGATCAATAGATAGTCAGGCAGCAGACGAGATTAATAAATATATTGATGAACTCAAAGGTGAGGCTCAAGGAGACTATGATTTTGTTGTTAAATTCCTTAAAAAACAGTTTGAAACTGCATTAGGGACAGATGACAGTGCAAGAGCAGAGTTTTTCTCTAAAGTAGCCAACCAGCTTGAGAAGCGTGTTGGTAGGATTCCTTTTGACTTTGATGTTAAAACTGGCAGAGAGAAGGTTGATATTGCTAATTTCCTTAGAAGAACTGATATAGAAGACACCGATTTAAGAGCCAGAGAACTAGAGTTCCAACAACAACAGGAGTTTGCCACTGGACTAGAAACTGAACAGCGTAAGGAAGAATTTGGAGCCAGAGGACTTCTAGACTCAGGTCTTCAAAAGAAACGTGCTTCACAACAGGCTGAAGCTCGTAGACTACAAACTGATCCAGTAAGAAGAGCTTTTGAACTAGAGAGAACCCGTAGGGGTGAACAAGTTGGTGAAGCCAAGTTACAAAGTGGTCGTAGACTAGAAGATATTGAAACATCAGCGAGAAGAGGTGGTGAGGATGTTCAATTTGGATTTGAGAAGGGATCTGAGGCTGCAAGTAGAGATCTTGAAAAGAGATTAGCTGCAGTTGAAAGAACTGGTGCTCAAGAGAGAAGGACTGTACTAGGACAACTAACACAAGAAGAATTATTAAAGAAACAGTTAGGACAATTCGGATGATAGACTTTGCCACCGATCTAGCTCAATATAGACAAGAGGCTGACATTACTAGCGTGGGACAAGAGCCTATTAATGCTGCTACTCCTATATTAGATCCAACCCAGAAGTTGGCTCCAGAGGTTGAGGCACAAGAGATTAGTGCTCCCACGTTTGCTGATGACCTATCTGCTTTCAGAGAAGAGACAGCCAAAGTAGAGCCGTTAGGAGTTGCAAATGAGGTAGCAGCTAGGGTGAATGTTTTAAGCAGTGAATTAATTGATAAACAGCGTGAGGCTGAAAAGAAAGCACAAGAAGAAAGAATTAAACAAATAGAAGAACAGTTTGACCAAGCACAAGAGTTTGAGAATAGATCACTTGCTAGTGACTTTGACGAACCAGGTGCTCAACCCACAGATAGAACTAGGGTAGAGACTGGACAGAACGGTATATTACCAGGTAAGTTTCAAATAACTCAAGGATTTGGAAATAGAAATGATGGGGTAGAGGTATTCTCTAAAGGGGTAAATTATGGAGTAGATTTTGCTACACCTAAAAACACTCCTGTGGCTGCACCAGATGGAAAGTGGATTGTGGTTGATTCCAACAACAGCTCCAAGAGAGAAGGTTTTATTGGAAACAATGATAATCAAGGATATGGAAATAGCGTATTAATACAAAATGCAGAGACGGGTGAGAGAATTAGATTCTCCCATCTTAATCAAGCAACACCAAACAAAGGAGATATAGTGTTTGGAGGAGAGTTAGTTGGAAGATCTGGCAACACAGGTAATTCAACCGGTGCTCACTTAGATGTAGAATACTATGACTCAAACAAACAAATTAGAAATATATTAGGGAGCTCATACGCTTCCCAGTTATTCGGGAGATAATATGGTAACACTAGCACAAACAGGTGATGAATTAGCAAGACAGCAGGGAGTTCCTACCGACAGTAGAGTTAAGCAACAAACTGGAGATGCTTTTGGAGCTATTGAATCACAACTACAACAGCAACTATCCTTAGCAGAGGACTTCCAACGCAGAGGACAAGAGAGATTTGGTGAAGTTTCAAGGTTTGCTGCTGGACAAGGAGTGGCTGGAGTAGAAGCAGTTAGAGACCTTGGACAAAGAGTTTCTGGTGAAGCTCCTAGTGCCTTAATTGGAGCTTCTACAGCACTTGGAAGAGCATTACAAACTGGAGTCGCAGAAGCCCAAGAAGCCGCATCTAGCGATAATGTTATAAACATTTTATCTCAAATGATTTCTCTTAAAGAAAAACAAGATGAAAGTATTAGACAGTCTATTGAAGATGGATTTAAGATAGGTCCAGATGGAGTTATTGAAGCACTTACTGAACCTGAATCAGCACAAAGAACATTAGTTGGAGAAGAGGCTGTTGCTGAAGTTATAAAACAAGGAGGTGGCGATTTAATTAGAAAAGGTGGGAGTAAAGATGAGAGATTTGCTATAGCAGAATCTATTTTAAGATCTGGTGGAATCCAACAATATAAGAATCAAATCCCACTAATTGAACTAATAACTTCTTCAGAGGAAAATGATATCAAAACTCAAACAGATTTATTGCAACTAATAGATCAGGGAGTGGCTTTATTCTCAGGGGCTAAGACTAAAACTGGTACTGGACCGCTAGCAGCACTAATCCCAGGGTTTGCTGCTGGAGAAGAAACAAGATCATTACGAAGATCTGCTGAAAACATCAAGGCTCAATATGCAAAGATTATCTCTGGAGCAACAGTATCAGATAAAGAAATGAAGAGACTAGAGAAGTTCTTACCAACATCTAAAAAGACAGAACAAGAGAACCTTGAGGATTTGAAACAACTTTCTAAAGATCTCCAAATTAATCAATTAATCTTTGAAAAGGGCAAAAGAGAAGGATTAACAGCCAATCAAGCATATGGTAAATATGGTCAAGAGATATTTGATCAGTTCGGAAATGGTGTTGAAGAGGTAGAGACTGGAAAGATTAAAGTTAAAAGAAAATCTGATGGTCAAATTGGATTCCTTGATAGTGAAGATGAATTTGATTCAGAGATATACGAAAGGACTCAATAATGCCATTCACACCAATAAAAGATTCATTTGAAAAAGAGTTAACACCAGGACAAAAGGTGGTTAAGGGGGTTTCAAAAGCTGCTCCTACTGCTGGTGCTATATTGGGAGGTATCGCTGGTTCAATAGCTGGTATTCCCGCACTTGGATTAGGAGCAATTCCCGCAGGTGCTGCTGGGGCTGCTGCTGGAACTGGGGCTGGATTGGCACTGGGAGAAAGTTTAGAAAACCTGGCTAAAATTCAGGATGAAACAATATCAGAAAGAGCTGTTGAAGCCGTTAAAGAACCAGCAATAGCTGGATTGTTTGACCTACTTACAGCAGGAACTCTTAAAGTGGCTGGTAAAACACTAGGACCAGTTGGCAGAGCACTAAAGGGAGCTACAAAAGGAGTTGGAAGAGTGTTTGTACCGAAGAATGCTAGTACTAAAGCATTTGGCTCAATCTTCAAAACAAGTAGTCGTATTGCGTCTGAACTCAAACCAGATGAGGTGGCTACAGAGATGGTTAAACACGGTTTTACTGGTGACTTAGATGACTTAGCTAAGATAGCTAATGATGTTAGCGGAGCAGATGGAGCCATTAGTAAGATAACCAGAAACGCCGTTGGAAAAGTGGGAAGGTCAATAGACATAGGTGATGCACTGACCGCAGCGGGGAAGGCAGCAGATGATGCTGTAAACGTAGATGCAAACACACTAAGAAAGACACAGGTTGGAATTTCAAATATTTTAAGCAAGGGTCTTGGAAAAGAAGGTGTAACTGGAATAAATCCACTAGACGCATTAGATGCACAAAGGTCTTTAGAAAAGATTGGTTATAGCCTTCTAAATAAAGCTGCAAGAAGTGCAGACGGATTATCTGCTGAGGTTTTAGAACAACAAGCAAAAATCTATTTAGGATCTGCTGATGAGGTGGCTGTAGCTATTGATAAGGCAACCAAGGGAGCTATTATTGACAGTTTCAAAACCCCACAGGTTTTAGATAGTCTGAATGCAATCTCTCCAAGATTAGCAAAGCAGTTTAGGGCTGCTCAGAGTATTCCTGAGATTAGGTCAATCGCAAAGCCATTTGTGAGAATGTCTAAACTAATTGATGCAACTAAAGCATATTCTAGTTCAGCTTTTCTAGAAGGAATAAGAGGAAGAGGAGTGGGAGAATTAGTTACTGGAGCATTGACAAGACCTGAGGCTGCCACATCATTTGCGGTGGCTGGTAAGGAATTAGTGGAAAGTCCTATTGGTAGGGGGGTAGCTGGAACAGCTAGAATAGCTGGTCAAGCTGCTGAAAAAGTAATGAGTCCAAGTACGGCAAGAATGCTAGTTCAATTAGGATTAATACCTAGTAGGGAAGAATAGTTTATCTACCGCCAAAAATGGCACCTGAAATAAACAGGAGAACGAAAATTAAAATGATAAAACCGATCATAAGGACATTATAACATGGCAAAGACATCAACAGAGCTAACTATACAAAAGCTAGAGAATGATATAGCTGATAAGTCAGTTTCTCCTTATGTTATTAGGCGTGGTTTAATTGGCAAGGCTAGTGATGGTACTTACTACAATATCGTTGCTACTACCGACGGAGAGTTAAAGACTGTTGCTGGTGGACACATTTCTACCGCCAACTCTACAACCACAGTATTAGATCCCGCTGGAGTAAATGCCTTCACAGGAACCGCAGAGGATATTACTGATGTCTCAGCGATTGTTATTCATGTTAAGGCTTCTCATGCTTCAGCCACAGATGGTTTAAGCGTTCAGTGGTCACCCGATGGAACTAATTGGGATGGCACAGATGACTTCACTGTTCCTGCTGCTAGTGGTAAGACATACTCGTTTCAACCAGCAGCTCAATATATCAGGGTGGTTTACACCAACGGAGGAACACTACAGACCTATTTCAGACTCCAAACAATATTTAAGCATACCAACATCAAACCAAGCTCACACCGAATAGCTGATGCAATCATTGACGACGATGACGCAGAGCTAGTAACTTCAGTCCTTAAAGCTAAGGCTAATGGTGGTGGGTTTGTAAACATTGAAGCTACAGCCTCAAACAACTTGAGGGTGACTGATGCTGAGTCGGGGCTATCTATCGCTAAGGGAGATGTTACTGACCACTCATTCATTCATAAGTTCGGAGCAGCCCCAGACTTTGATGTAGGGGATGGCTTTGTAACTGTATGGGATGGTGCTGAGGATGATGTGGCGTGGATGTTAATGAACTATGTTTACTCAAGTACAGCAGCCATAGATTCTATAAGCTCAACAGATGATGGAGATACACAAGATGTTGAGATTCAAGGATTAGATGCTAACTACGATTTAGTTATTCAAACAGTAACTCTTACTGGTAATACTAGGAAGGCTTTAGACACAGACCTTATTAGAATATTTAGAATTAAAAATGTGGACTCATCTAATTTTGCAGGACACGTTATTGTTTATGAAAATGACACCACTGGGGATGACCCAGGAGTACCAGATGATTCAAACTTAATTAGGGCGGTAGTACAACCAGACAACAACCAGACTGAGATGGCGGTATTTACTATACCTGACGGATATACTGGTTACATGAGGTCTTGGTATGCAAGTACAGCGGGGGCTAAGAGAGACAGCCAACACACCATTAAAATTTTAGCTAGACCATTTGGTCAGGTTTTCCAACTTAAACATAAGGCTAATATTTCTGTTACAGGAAACTCATATATTCAACATAGGTATGAAGAACCAGAGAAGTTTTCAGCCAAGACAGACATTGAGATGCAGATGGATACCGATACGGATATAGCAGGTGTAGCTGGTGGATTTGATATAGTATTAGTAGCGGATTAAACTTATGGAAAATGGTAACACTCAAAAATACAGGTTAGAGCAACTAGAGAAGAACTACGATGGTCTTGACGATAAGATTGACAAGATAATGACTAACCACTTGCCCCATATCCATGAAGAGCTCATCAAGCTCAACACCCAAGTAAAAGTATTTGCCACAGTTAATGTCGGTGCGGTGATAGTAGCTATTCTTTTACAAAGGTTCTTATGAACACAAAAACCGTAAACAAGATTGCAACTGCATTACTATTAGTAATGTTTACTGCACTTGTCTCTATAATCACCTACCTTGTTTATCCAGTTAATATAATCAGCGTAGTTCAACCATATAAAGTGTTGAATGAGAATAAGGAAGTTGTTAGGGGAGAGAAGCTAGTCTACGAAGTGGAGTACACCAAACATACAGATACCCCAGCCGTCATATATAGGAATGTTGTTTGTGATGATGGTAACTTAGTAACCTTATCTCCAGTAGATAGTAACGTACCAAGGGGAGAGCATAAAATAGTTAGATCTGATGTAGTAATCCCAGGAAAGACATCGCTTGGAATGTGTAAGTTATCTATAGTCTTAGACTACGAGTGGAGCCATATAAGAGACATAAGATATAATTTTGAGACAGAAAGTTTCAAGGTCATTAAATGATGCTACAACAATTCATAGATAAGTGGTCTGGTCAAAACGCTGATTGGGACAATTACTATGCTGGTCAGTGTGTTGATCTTTTCCGTTACTACTGTGATGAGGTGATGGAGATTAAACAACCAGCAGGAGTTTGGGGTGCAGCAAACTTCTGGACTAACTTTGAATCTGATACAATACTAAAAGAGAACTTTAATAAAATACCAAATGACTCAGACTTCACCCCGCAGGAAGGCGATGTGATGATCTGGAACTTCAACGCAGGAGGTGGTTATGGACACATAGCTATCTGCACTGGCGAAAACACAGGGACACAGTACTTCAAGAGCTTTGACCAAAATTGGTCTAGAGTATCCTACTGTGAAATAGTCAACCATAGCTATAAGAACGTCTATGGGGTACTACGACCCAAGATATTAAGTACACAAGATGATATGCCAAATGAATTACTAGACAAGTATGGAGTCAAAGATACAGATGAACTTGACTATAAAATAAACGAACACGTTGGAACTGATTGGGGTGGTGGGCGTAACTCTGGATATTTAGGAGCTGAACGTGAAAAAAACAAACGATTGGAAACAGAGAACCAAGGACTTAAAGAAGAGATTGATAGGCTTAAAGCAGAGAGTGCTGAAAACTATGCACAAGCTGAACTTCGTAAGAAAGAGATTCAGAAGTTTAAGGAAGAGCTGGCTAAAAAGTTGTTCCTACCTGCTGCAAGCGATCAAACAGACATTATTAGCTCTATTGAGAGACTACTGACAGTAGAGGATCAACTTACCGAGGCTAACAAGACTATCTCCAAGAAAGAACAAGAGTTTGCCACTAAAGAGAAAGCATGGACCTCAGAGATTGAGGAACTGAAGTCTCATATAAAAACGCTAACTAATCGGCTTGAGAATTTAGAGCAAGAGATAGAGAGTGGAAAGACTGAAAAAGCCGAAAACGATTGGTTTAAGAGTGTCGTGGATAAGATATTAAGTATATTTAATAAGGAGAAGTAATGGCAAAAAAGAAACTTCAACTATCAGATGTTGCTAAGAAACACCTGAAAATCATTGGCTACTTAGTAGCTTCTGGTGGACTAGGTATTCTAGTCGCTTACCTAACTGAGAAACCAGAACTAGCTGTAGTGTTTGCACCTGCTGTAAACTATGTCATCTACATTATTGAGAAAGAACTCAAGAATGAAGGTGTCAGAGCAGCGTTGAAGAAGTGAAAGAATATTGTCCCCCTTCGTGTGGGATGATTGACGACGACAGTCCAGTTTGTGAGGGTAAAAGTGGTAGAGATTCTTGCTGGCATAGTAAGGATGAGGTTTATAGTACCCCAATTCCAATAGAGATGATTTGGTACGGAAGCGTTTGGATTCAAGCCATGATTGTTGGCGAGAATGAAGATGATTACATTATAGAGAGTCCTAAAGCAGAAGGAGTAACTTACATTAAGAAGAATAGCCCTTTATTAAAATAGTAGAAAGATAGGGTGAGTGATAAGACTGAGAGTGAACCAGATATAGAGGTTTACTGTCACGATTGTGAGACAGTCTTGTATTCGGCTGTCGCTAATTGGATCACTAACGCAGTAGCCAACGATAGAGCAGTAGACCACGCAGAAGCAATGCAACACGCTGTAATAATCTATGAGAAAGGCTACCCCTTATGAAAGAAGTAGCCATCACCAACCCAACCACTTAAAACGCAAGAAAAGTGAAGATGAATAGATTGATATAGTACGCACTATTGACACGATAATTATTTAGGTGCTATTGTTAATTTGATAGTAAGAAACTATCGGAGTAAACAACGTTAGCATTGAATACCTCTTTGGGGTGTTGTTGTAGCTAACGACACGACACCACTCCAGAGAGGTTTTTTATTAGCACATTAACAGCTTGTTAATTATAAAGAGAGGTGGCGGAATAGGAACGCACCGCAGAAATGTGGGTTCAGTCGTTAGAAATCTGTTGTAAGGTGTGCATTTATGCCCGAGGTAAATCCTTGCCCTCTCTTTATAGCTAATAAGCTATGGACCCAAACAAGGGATATAGCTTCCCACTAAACAGGTCACAAAAAAACGAATTAGTTGTAAGATGCTATCCGAAAGCGAAGGGTGACGGAATTACCCTTACATAACGTTATGACATAAATACAGACCCGATGACTTGTCGTGGGGTAGGGGTGG